AGGGTATGGGAACCTTGGCCTGTCGAAACTCTGAGACTGAAATACTTCGATGCGCTGCTAACCATTAAAGAGCCGGTCGAAAGCCAGAACATCTCCCTCTACAACATTGACGAAGCTGCATTAGCCAACGGCGGTCAATGGCCGTGGCCTCGGCAGCAACTTGCAGAACTCAATCGTTATCTTCTCGACGCAGGTGCAGCAGCGGTTGTCTACTCGGTTTTATTCCCGGAAGCAGACCGATTTGGCGGCGATGCCGAGTTTGCCGGCAGCATGGCCCGGATGCCGACATTCCTCTCTGCGGTGGCAACTTCTGACACAGATCGGCAGGACGGCTGGCACATCGGAGTAGCCACGCTGGGCGAGGTCAATGAAAACGCCATCAATTACTCCGGCATCCTGCCTAATGTGCAGGTATTGCAGGACTCAGCTATCGGTACGGGAGTAGTGAATACCGCTCCAGAGGTAGATGGGCTGGTGAGGCGTGTGCCGATGGTGGTCAGAGTTGGGGAGAGCCTGTACCCTGCCCTTGGGCTTGATGTCCTGCGTGGACTGGCCGGAGACCCCTCCTACCAGGTCAGAGGCTCTGAGACAGGCATAGAGGCGGTTAGAGTGCCTAGCTTCGACACCATCAATACCGATGCAGCAGGCAGGGTATGGATAGACTGGGGAACCACGTTTGCCCAGCAACCTATCAATGGAACTATCATCTTTGTCGGTGTAACTGCGGCTGGCATTACCCCGCTCGTACCTACTCCACGGGGACTCATGTATCCCCACCAGATCCAAGCCACTCTTTTCGAGACTTTACTGGCCGGAACCTCGCCTGTTCGACCTGACTGGGCATTAGGCGCTGAAATATTGGTTGTCCTGATTTTTGGCCTTCTTACGGCGTGGTCAGCGCGATATCTTCCTGTTTTGGTTGTACCGGCAGGGATCATTGGAATCGGCGCTCTAACGGCCTCTGGCTCCGTCTGGGGCTATCTGAGTTTAGGTATGCTGGTAGACGCTGCATTTCCGGTGCTTTCAAGCCTGGTGGTGGGATCGGTGGGTGTTGGGCAGAGGATGATCTCTGAATATCGACAGAAATTACAGATCAAGGGGATGTTTGGCACTTATGTCAGCCCCAAGCTGGTGCAACAGCTAGTGGATGATCCCAGTCTGATGAAACTTGGAGGGGATACCAAGACATTGAGTTTCCTGTTCTGCGATATCGTGGGCTTCACCCCTATCTCAGAGCATTTCAAGAACAACAACGATCCGCAGGGACTTGTCACTCTAATTAACAGGTTGCTCTCAGCCCTGACCGATGTGGTGCTGTCCCTCGATGGCACCATAGATAAGTACATGGGCGATTGCGTGATGGCCTTTTGGGGCGCACCAGTGGATTGCGATAACCACCAGGAACGGGCTGTTACCTGTGCTGCAATGATGCTGGTAGCTTTGGAAAAGCTCAATCAGGAAATAGAAGCAGAAGGCTTACCCCGCATGGGCATTGGCATCGGAGTCAACACCGGCCCTTGCGTTATCGGGAATGTCGGGGGAGACAAGCGGTTTGATTATTCAGCCATCGGGGATTCGGTGAATGTCGCTGCCAGACTGGAATCGAGCACCAGGAAGTATGAGCAGGATGTTCTTATCGGAGAGACTACCGCCCAAGCAGTACCGGATATGGTCGAGTATCTGGATTCGATAGAAGTGAAGGGGAAGTCCGAGAAGCTGGAAGTCTTCAGTCTTACGCATAAGGCCATATCATCGGCTCGCCTTGCTGATTATTGGGTGAGTGAAAGAAAATCCTAAAGGGTTGACTTCTGAATTTCTGTATCTAGTTCACACCCGCTAGTGCAAGTTTCTTTCACCACAATTTTTGATAATCCCGGCAAGCGTTCTTGCAATCTAGGCTGAATCCACAGGGCAAGATTTTCAGAGGTAGGGTTATCCAAGCCATCTATATCATTGAGTAATCTGTGATCCAAAATAACCAGCAGCGGCTTAAATGCCCTTTTGATGTCAGCAAAATCCATGATCCACCCCTCTTTTTCTTGCACCTCTCCTTGGACATGAATTTCTACCTCGAACGAGTGACCGTGCAATCTCCTGCACTTGTGGCCTTCTGGCACAAACGGCAGAAAATGAGCCGACTCGAATCTGAATGTTTTGAATATTTTCATGGAACCCCAATATATTTATGTGTTTGCAGCGACAGTTCCCAAGGTTGGCCCCCTCGATTCAAAGTCTTTATCAAATCAAGAACTCGGCTTTTATTGCACTCCCCTTTACCAGACCACAGCGGTTGGATCGTGTATTTCCAGAATCTTGTTGTGTTGTAGTACGCTCTCAAATCCTCTTCAAGTTGGCCCGTAATTACAACCTTCAATTCATTCCCATGCCCTTGTTTCAAATCAGCAGCAGAGCATTTTGGACTAACCGTTAGCCAATCCCATTCACAATCTACCTCTCGCGTTCCACTCGTTTGAAGGTTGATCTTACCGCCCATTCTTCTGATTGAAGAACACAAAAACGCTAAAGCCTTCGGCTGATCGCATGGCTCACCGCCCGTTATCGAAACCCACTTGCTCGCACCCGAATTTTCCACCGCTGTTTTGGCAAGATCGTCCAGAGATTGCTCCCCCTCGACAACTTCCTTACAACTCCAATCGGTATCGCACACGCCTTCTCTTGCTGGGTGCAAGGGACATTCTTTGACGGTGCAGCCAGCAAATCGGATGAAGTGCATGGGCACCCCTGCGAGTGGCCCCTCGCCCTGTATGCTTTGGAAGGTTTCCGCCAACTTCAATTTCACAGTAAATCTTCCTGCGCCATCTGATGCTCCCAATATGGTGAACACTGCACCCTGTCCCAGCGTTCAGCTTGAGCGGACAAAGATGTGCTTCTTCTGAAGTGAGTCTGAGCAATATCAGTAGAGTCCAAACTGGAAAAGGGATACTGAGAGCCGCTTAACGATAGTCCTCGCAACATATGCAGCCATACGGGTACCTGGTCATTCACACAGATAGCGTTCATCGTTTTTATCATTTTTGTGTGCCATGCGACAGTCCCAACCTGACTGTATTTTCCTGATGATCCTATACATATTTTGGTATAGCCATCGTCGATTAGTCTTTGCAATCTTTCGATAGATTCGGCTAGGTGCCATACTGGGGCTGCTTGGTTTTTACCATGAGGCCAGCAATCCAACAGAGCATCGTTTTCATCTTCTGAGCCGTCAATGACATCTGGAATAACAGCCCAAGTGGTAGGGTAAGCAAGCCATTTTTCAGTCCAGCCGTAATATCCATTCCAGTTTGTAGGAGAGTCTTTTGTCCACTTGGAAAATGCACCATTATCAAGCATGACGCTCTGGCCGATCTGGTGGCATATTTCTGCATTTCTAGGGTCGGCATGGGACACGCAGAAGTGCCGACCCGCGAGTGCATGGATTTTTTTGACAGGGGTAATGGGTGTACCGTGATAATGAATGGTCATCTGGAATTTATGAATTTACTCATAACTCCGGTTATTTTTCTTAGAATTTTTGTTGAAATGTCTGCATAGCGAGAACCCATCAGCTTGATCTGCATACCCTTTTCGGGAAAAATATCATTCCGGCTGGAGAATATTATGCCGCCATCATCTGAATCGAGATACAGTATTTCCATGCTTCCAAAACCGTCCTCATCAGGATCGTCCTCATAAACCCAATAACCATACGAGGATAATCCATACCTGTATTCCTCGTAAGTTTCCTTTGTAAGCCCTTTGAACTTGCTGTACTCATCTTTCCACATTTCAATAGCTCCTTAAAAATAAATTTAGGTGAAAGAAAATCCTAAAGGGTTGATTTCTGAAATTCTTTCATTTTGATATCTCAGTGACGAACTTTGGTGCCAGCGGATATTTCTTCCGGTCGATCTCAGGTCCGGCCCACATCCAGTGGACTCTGCCGCATCCCTTGCAGGATTGGTATTCAGCCACGATCCGCAGGTTCCGCTGTATTTTGTGGTCTTTCATTTCTCCGCCGCACGAGCAATACATCTATTCGCTGTCCCTTCTGATATATCGCTTCTCTAGCTCCCAACCGGCTATCGCAACCAGAACATTAGTCCAGTACAGGCGCATATCTCGTGGCAGATTGTCCTTGTCGAGAATCCTTCTGACGGCAGCAGCACGACGTTTGCGGAGTTTTTCAGGAGTCATTTCTGTTCCCTGCCGGGGCAACTCATGCACGAGTATTTTTCTCCAGGCGAATGAGCAAATCTATGTAATGACGAGCCTTCTGCAAATCCTCGATGCCGCCCTTGCTTTTGTAGCGGCACAGATATTTGATGACATTCCCTGCCCCATATCCAAAGTTGTTTCGCTCGATGAACTCGAACGGCTGAATGGCTAGGTCTTTGTAGTGATTACCGCCGATCTGCTCATTTAGTGGATTACCCATTTTCTGATTTTTCCTCCAGAATTTCCTTTCTATATTTTAGCAATGCTTTTCCTCTAAGCATTTTGTTTTGAGCCTTATCTTTGTTTCTTTTTCTCCAAGCACTTGAGTCTTTCTTTTTTGAACTTGGCTGCAAAACTATAGAGGGGTCATCTCCAAATAAGTCTTTTACAAGCTGTTTGTACCAGATATTTATGTCCCTCATTCTCCTTACCCCGCCAAGCTGAATATCTATACATTTGTAACCCATAAGCTCCCAAAATCTGTTTGCGGCTATATCGGAACCACATCTAAGAGAAATCCCATTAATGTAATTTATTTTCCCTATGTCCTCTAAGGTTCCTATTAATCCTGCTCCGTACCAGTTTCCTCTAAGATCGTATTCGATACACGCCTGATGAATCCTTAACGGCTTGTTATTTCTGATACTGCCGTGATAAAGATAACCTGCGTGTTGATTGTTTACCAAAGCCAATAGGATTCTTTCGTTTTCCACCTCGCGTTCAAATACTACTTTCGGGTAAAACGATAAATCTTCTGCGTTTTTT